GTGTGATAAGAACACATCAATAAAAAGGTGGAGTAGTGAACATATTGTCATTCCTTATCAAGATGAGAAGGGTAAATATCACAGATATTTACCTGATTTCTATATAGAAAGAATTGATAAAAATAATCCTGAGCGAGAGGATAGGGTAGTTATAGAGATTAAGCCAAAGAAAGAAACACAGAAACCTATACCACCAAAGAAAATAACTACAAAGAGTTTAGAAAGTTATGAGTATCAACTTAAAACATATCAGAAGAATTTATACAAATGGACAAGAGCCAAATATTGGTGTGATAAACATATGATGAAATTTGTTATTTTACATGAAGATCATTTAACAGAAAATAAGATAATGTAATGGATAATACAGAAAAATTTATATGTAAATCTAAAAAGACACATGGTGACAAATATGATTATAGTTTGGTAGATTATGTAAATAATAAAACAAAAGTAAAAATAATTTGTCCAACACATGGAATATTTGAACAAACTCCAAAACTACATAAATCAGGATATGGTTGTAAAAAATGTACAATAGATAGTGGTGTTTATCATACTAAAAAAAAGAGTTTGAATAATTTTATAATAGAATCAAAAAGAATACATGGCGACAAATATGATTATAGTTTGGTAGAATACATAAATAATAAGACAAAAGTAAAAATAATCTGTCCAACACATGGCATATTTGAACAAACACCATTACAACACATAACATTGAAACAAAATTGTAAATTATGTGTTATTGATTCATATAAAGGTGATAGAGAATTATTTATTGAAAAGAGTAGGAAAACACATGGAGATAAATATGATTATAGTTTGGTAGATTATATAAATAATAAGACAAAAGTAAAAATTGTTTGTCTGATTCATGGTATTTTTGTTCAAAGACCAGATAATCATATTAGTGGTAATTGTTGTCCTGTTTGTTCTTTAATAGAAAGACGAATAAAAATGATTAGTATAATAAATGATAGACTTGATAAAGGTTTACAAGTTTTTCCAAACTATAATAAAAATTTTTGTAAATTTTTAGATGAAATATCATTGGAAAGCAATACACATATACAACATGCAATGAACGGAGGAGAATATTATATTAAAGAATTAGGTTACTGGGTGGATGGTTATGATAAAGAAAATAATATTGTTTATGAATTTGATGAGAAATATCATAAATATAAAAGTGGACAAAAAGAAAAAGATAAAATTCGTCAATTAGAGATAGAAACACTTTTGTCTTGTGAGTTCATAAGAATAGTAGAAAAATAAGATAATGTAATGTATAAGAATTTTGAGAATTATATGTGGGGAATTATGGGACTTCATGGTTCTTGGCAACGAATGGTTTTTGATTTGACTAATAAGTTAGTAGAATTAAGAAAAAGACCAAATTTCACAGAAATATTAAAAATTGATCCAACCAAATTGGTACCAGGTCGTTTTTATTTAATTCAATATGATTTTAATGGTAATCTTATATGGTGTCCTATTCTTGCATTAGAATATAAGGTTCATAAAAACAATCATATATTATACGCATTAAATTTAGAATATTTACCACCAAGGTATAAGGTAATATTCTTCAATTTAATATTTAAACAAACTTACATGGAACTTGAAAGAAAATCTCAGAAGAAATTTGTTAAAGAGGAAGAGCCATTAAAATTTATGACCTTTGATTTTATTTATAAAATGTTGAAAAAGAATGGTAATATGAATTGGTCGATAACTGCTTATACTATTGTCAATTTTGATGGTAAAGTTAAGATTAAAAATGCTTATTTGTGTTCTATTAAGATTGCGCCAGAAATAATATTCGCGGATATGAAAAGATATAATTCTGGTGATATGATTAAATTGCAAAAAAGTTTATATGGTGAAGATGCAATAAAAATGTCAGAAATAATAGAACAATATCAAAAATTGATAGAAGAATATCAAGCGGATTCAATATCATATCATAAAAAAGTAGCTTTATTTCGAGAGAAACTCAAGTTATTTAAGGACTAATATATTTTTATATATAATTTTATGAGTAAAAGAAAGACAACCTGTGAATTTATAATTGATTGTAAAGTTCGTCATTTAGATAAATATGATTATAGTTTAGTTGAATATATAAATAATAAAACTAAAATTAAGATTATTTGTCCTATTCATGGTGTTTTTGAACAAACTCCAAATAATCATTTAAATGTTGGTAATGGTTGTCCATTCTGTTCGAATAATAAAAAAATGACAACATTAGATTTTATTAAAAAATCTAAAGAAATACATGGTGATAAATATGATTATTCTAATACTAAATATACAAATTCTTTAACTAAAGTAGAAATTATTTGTAATATTCATGGTAGTTTTTTTATGACACCAAATAATCATATTAGTAAAAAATATAATTGTCCAAAATGTAAAAAAAATATACAATTAACGACAGAAAAATTTATTGAAAAATCTAAAAAAACACATAATAATAAATATGATTATTCCTTAGTAGAATATAAAAATGTGAAATCTAAAGTAAAAATAATCTGTCCAAAACATGGTATGTTTGAACAAAAATCATATAATCATTTAAATGGTGTAGGTTGTCCATTTTGTAAAACAAGTAAAGGTGAAAAGAAAATTGAAAAATACTTGAACGATAAAAATATAAAATATATAAGGCAATATAAATTTAAAAAATGTATAAACAAAAGAATGTTACCATTTGATTTTTATTTACCAGAATATAATATGTGTATAGAATATAATGGAAGACAACATTATGAAACTATTGAATATTTTGGTGGAAAATCAAAATTAAAATATATTAAGAATAATGATAAAATAAAAGAGGTTTTTTGCAAAGAAAATAATATTGAATTATTGAAAATTAAATTTAATGAAAAAATAATTGAAAAATTAAATGAAATCAAATAGATATGATAATTTTATAGATAAAGCAAAAAAAATATATAATGATAAATATGATTATTCTTTAGTAGATTATATAAATGCAAAAACTAAAGTGAAAATTATTTGTCCTATTCATGGTGTTTTTGAACAAAGACCTGATAATCATTTATATTCAAAATATGGTTGTATGAAATGTTCACATCAAAATAAAAATGATAAAAATAAAAATTTTAATAATTTTTTAAAAAAATCAAAAAATATACATAAAGATAAATATGATTATACATTAGTAAATTATATAAATGCAAAAAATAAAGTAAAAATAATTTGTCCTGAACACGGTGTTTTTGAACAAAAACCATATTTACATTTACAAGGCAATAATTGTCCAAATTGTTCGAAAGATAATAAATTTTCTTGTAAAGATATATTTGTGGAAAAATCAAAAAAAATACATAACAATAAATATGATTATTCATTAGTAAATTATATAAATGCAAAAACTAAAGTAAAAATAATTTGTCCAATACATGGTATTTTCGAACAAAGACCTAACAATCATTTAATTGGAAATAAGTGTCCTTATTGTGATAGAATAGATAATAGAAAAAGAACAATAAAAAGAATAGAACAAAATAAATTAAATGGTAATCAATTATATCCAAATTTTAATAAGATAGCTTGTAAAGTTTTTGATGAAATTTCATTAAAAGAAAACATACACATACAACATGCAATGAATGGTGGAGAATATTATATAAAGGAACTTGGGTATTGGGTAGATGGTTATGATGAAGTAAATAATGTTGTTTATGAATTTGATGAAGAATTTCACAAATATCAAACAGAAAAAGATGAAATCAGACAAAAAGAAATAGAAAAAAATTTAAAATGTAAATTCGTAAGAATTAAAAAATAATTAAAAAAATGGCATCATATAATAGATATAATAACCAAAGTAAAATTGATACTTTAGGAAATACCGTAGAAAATAGGGGCTATTTCAACAAAATGTTGAGAAATTTATCAAATTGGGGCATGGATTATGAGAATATGGTTTTACGAAACACGTATTCTGTAGGTATGCATGAAGATCCACAAGGAGAAGGTGCTGATTATGGTACAAATATGTACGACATCTTTACTAAGAAAGTTATTTCTAAAATGTTAGATAGAAAATCTATTGCATATTTAGATAGAGCATATCAAGACAAACGAAAAATATTAAGACAATACTCTATTAAGGATGAAATCAAAGATTTTGTTACACAAATATCGGATGAAGCAATTATTTATAATGAAGACAATTATTTTTGTAAGTTGAAAGATATGCCAGATGAATTTGATAATTCATTAAAACAAAGATACCAAGAAAATTTCAATAAAATTTATAGAAATTTTGGTTTCAATGATGGTCTTACAGCTTGGAATTATTTTAAAAATTTCTTAATTGATGGATACATTGCATTTGAAATAGTTTATGATAATAAACAAAAGAATATTATTGATTTACAACCTATTGATCCTATGACATTAGTTGTGGCGACAGATCCAGGAACAGGAACAATTGTGTGGATTCAGTATCCAGATAATCCACAAATCAGAAGAGTATTATTAGATTCACAAATAATTTATATTTCATATAGTAATAATAACGAATTTGCTGAAACATCTTATGTTGAAAATCTTATTAGACCTTATAATCAGTTAAAGATGATTGAACAAACAAGAATGCTTTATAATATTAATCAAGCTGCGATTTATAAGAAATTTATTATACCAACAAATGGTTTAACAAGACAACAAGCCGAACAACAGATATATGAATTAATGTCTGAATATCATGAAGATGTACAATGGGATGATACTATGGGTACTGTGACTATTAATGGTTCGACAAATATTCCACACTCAAAGGATTTCTGGTTTCCAAATTCTGATTTAGGTTCACCAGATATTGAGATTATGCAATC